GCACTTTCAATATATATTTTTCCAATATTTCTTGTGCGTGTTTTACCAAGCTCTGGGTTTACACTTTCTGTGTGCTTGATAACTATTCTAGCACTATCTACATTTTGGTAACTAAGTTTATTAGTTCCATACATCTTTGATTCACTCATTGTGTTGTCTCCGCGGTTTGCTGCCAAGAATTCATAATCTCGACGATCTAAATTGGACTTATTAATATTACGTGTATCAAACTTCATTAAACGTTTTTTACTAAACTGTCTAAGTTCTTTTAAAAAATCGTACCAATTTTGTTGTGTTAACTCGTCTTGCTCACCAACAAAATTATCACTATACATAACTTCAATTGCTTCATCAGTTATGCTAACACTAACTTTTCCTAAACTTGTATCACCTTCTTTGTAATCAAAGTCAAAGTAACGAGCATCTTTTGGTACATTTGTTACTTTACCATCTACATTACCTATAGTGACACTAGGAAAACGTCCACGTATCTTATTAAAAAGTTCTTCTGATATTAGATCTAAATTTTTCATTGTATTGTATTTATCAATAGTTGCTGCTTATGAAGATAGGCATTGGTGCTTCGTAGTCATCAATTTCTTCTGCTTGTGTAAATGTATTATAAATTCTCGGATCCCAATCTTTAAGAACTGCCATCATTCTAATAGCAAGTAGTGTTGCACTTATAAGATCATCCGTTTGTCCTAGCTTTGCATTATAACTAGATCCTGTTGCTACATAGTTTTTTAGCTCAGATAAGAAGGGCTTTGAATGGACAGTCATTTTATCGTTTTCAATCATAGTCTTTAATCTACTACATGCTGAAATTTTAGTACCATGTGTAGTATTAAATCCTTTTCTAAACTTACGTACATGTCCTTTGCGTATAGGTTCACTTACAAATAGTCCGGGTATATTTTCTTCACCAAAGTCATTTATAACAAGGAGTGCTGCTTCGCCAATTCCGTTATTTTCTACACTCCAATATAATCCATTTGCATTTCCAGTTTCTTGTTGTATATAATTACAAATATCTGAAAGCACTCTAATTTGTCCAGGAATTGCTGTAGTATTATGTTGCCATTCTGCTACTTGTTCATAACTAGGTAATTCAAAAACTTCAATAGCTGCATTATCTCCTCCTGTGCCCATTGACGGATCAAGAGCAACAGCATATGTAAACTCTGATGTAGGCTTTTTATACCAACGTGTTTGCCCCATATTAACCAATGGATTATTGCCTTCCATTGCAGCCAACTTAATAGAATTAATTAATGTTTCATCAAATACTAAAAACTCACAATCATACTCACGTCTAAAACGTTCTTCGCCAATACGGCCTAATTCTTCAACTTTCCATTCGTCGTTTCTATCAGGATGTTCGTTCCAATAACTTCTAAAACTATGAAATCCGTTTGCACCAACTTCTTGCTCATTGCCGTGATCATCAAATTTATCTTCTGCTTGTTTCCAAATAGTAGCAAACGTATCTTCATCTGAGTTAGGTGTGCTAGTAATAATAGCACGACCACCTGTTGCAAGTGTAGGAGATATCGATGTCCAAAAGTCTGTGGCAACATTAGGTTGTACAAATGCAAACTCATCACAGTATAGTAATGATATACTCATACCACGTCCTGTGTTACCTGTTGTAGTAGCACTAACAATACGTGATCCATTTTCAAATTCAATTGATCCTTTGTTATAATTTGTGACACCTGCTCTAATATGATCAGGACATAATTCATATACATATCTAATACGTTGCATAATTTCTTGTGCGCCTGTGTATTTGTGCGCCGCAATAAGAATAGTTTGATCTGGGCTAAACATAGCATACCAACACAAATAAATCGCCGCACAGGTAGTTTTGCCTGTTTGTCTAGGCATCATATTAATGTTAAATCGATGATTGTGATAACTGTGCATCAAACGTAGTTGGTATTCATACGGATCAAATAACAGCTTTCCTTTTACAGGATGCTGTATGTATGCAAACTTACGAGCAAAGTATAAGTACCCGTTTTTTGGATCCATACATTTTTGTAGATCTTCAACTTGTTCGTTTGTAAATGTTTCTTGTTTATTGGCTTTCTTAATTAAGACGCCGTCTAATGATGTACTCATGTAAGTATTTAACCTATTATATCGTCATAGTATCCTGTATCGAACCTAAGATCAAACAACTTGCGTTTGTCTTGTTGTATTAGTACAGGTACAGGTGATGCATTAGGACCATTAGTTGGTTCACTCCATAACCATTCATATGTTCCGTCATCAATTTTTTTGTGTAATTTTTTTAATCGTCTGCGATTATAGTTTGGACAAATGTAAACAATGGCCTGGTTGTTGCCTAGTGGCTCAATCTCTCCAGACCATTGTGTAATTTTTAATTCGCCTTTTTTAAGAGCAGCACCGCTCCAAGGACATACAGGTTTAATGTGTTGGAAATATTCTTCCCAATTAACCTCTTGACTTCTTACCACGACTCTTTTTACCTCTAGAGCCCTCAGTTGTCTTTTTATCCTTGCCACGTGATGCCATTAACTTATTACCACGTGATGCATTTAATTTTTCTCCACGTGATGCTTTTAATGTTTTACCACGTCCACGACCCTCAGCTGTCATCTTTTCGTTTAATGCTGCCCAAAGCTGTTCTTTAATTGATGTTTCTACAGCCATTGCATTGTCGCCGTCTTGTGCAGCTGCGTATGCTTTCTTCTCACGGTTTAATCCACCACTTAAATCTTTAGTCATTGTTTGTGTATCAGCATATGATTCGTCTGGGCTATTATCCCAATCTTCTTCTACGCCTTCTTCATCCATTCCACATGGAGAATCACTACTTGGTGGTTCCATTAATCTCATTTTAGATACCATGTCGTCATGTCCGTCATGGTCTAAGTCAAATGCTGCTCCGCCTGGTACTGATCTAACAGGTGAATCCATAGACATTGCTGGTTCTGCATTTGTCATGCCTGCATTTTTAAGGATACCAGCTAATTCAGCAACCTCTGCTGCGCTATCACCATTAATTGAAATATTCATTGATGCTTCTTTGATTGCTTTTTTCATATTGTTGTCCTTACTTGCGTTTTGTTGTGTTGCACCTGCATCGTCTGGTCTACCAGTTGATGGTGGAACTTCTTTCTTAACTTGTGGAGTTACTCCAGTTGCTTTATTGTGTGCGTCAATAACAGCTTGAAACTTTGGTCTTCCTTTATCTGCAATTTTTTTAATTGAAGCAACTTTTGGCGCAGGAAGTAATCCTACTTGTGCAATAGCTAGTGCAGCTTTTAAATCTGCTCCTTTTGCTCCTGCTGGTTTACCATCTGATCCTGTAAAAATATATGAACTTCCGTCTGGACGATATAATCCTTTTAAGCCTAAGTTTTGTGCACCTTTTGCAATTACATATCTACTTCTATAATCAGCTGTGCTTAATAATTGCATTGCTTTAGTGCCTAATTTTTTCAAAACATTAGCGTCTTTGGCAGCATCTTCTGGTTCTAATGCTTCTGCATCTTTAACAATTTTTTCAAATTGTTGCATTGTCATACCTTTTTTAAATTGACCTGCTAGGCTATCAAGTGTTACTTGTGGAACCTGGCCTTTTGTATCTAATCTACTTGTAGGTGTTCCTTGTTTAGTTGGTGCGTTACCTAAATCATCACTATCATTTTGTGCAGCTTGTTTTTTAGCTGGCTCATCAACTAGTTTTAAATATCTGTTTAATGCATTTGTAATTTTTTCATCGTCCATTCCCGGAAGACCAACGTGTCCTTGGACTTTATCATGTAATGCTTTTAGTTCAGCCATTTCAGCTTGTGTAAGCTGTTCATTTAATTTTGATTCTACTAGTGTAATTAAGTCACGGAAATCATAACTAGCAACTACTTTACCTTGTGTAGCATTAGGTGTACCTGCATTGACTTGTCCACCTTCAAGTTTATTTAATAGTTCAATATAACGATCTACATCTGCATTAGGTTGTGCTGTGTCAATATCTTGTTGTTGATTTTTTGGATCCATCGCATCATCGCCACCGCTCTGGCCTGCTCCTGCATCTTTTTCAGCATCAGTCCTTCCGTCATCTGCTGTATCTGCACCTACTGAGGCACCACCGTCGTCCTTGCTTGGTCCAGCTCCATCTCCAGGTCCAGCTTCGCCCCTGCCTGGTCCAGGTCCTGGTTCCTCACCTGTAATAGCTTTTTCAATTGCCGCAAGTGTGTCTGTACCTGCTTGACCGTCTACACTTAACCCATTTGCTTTTTGGAATTGTTGTACAGCTTTATATGTACCATTACCGTACTTGCCATCAATACCATTTGGATCAAATCCTAAACGTGATAGTTCAGTTTGTAGTTTTTTAATTTCAGGCATTGCTTTTTTGCCGCCTTCATTATAACGTGTCATTAAATCTTTTGTATTTACAGGCTCTGCTTGTGGTTCTGCTTGTGGTTCTGCTTCAGCGTTTGGATTATTATCTTGTCCAGTAGATGTAGTTCTTTCTTGACCACCATCTGTGTTTGGATTATTATCTTGTCCTGCATCACCTGCTGTTGCTGCTGCTCCAATAGGTTTACCATTTGCGCCTAGAAAAAACTTCTCTTTTTCTTTACCTTCTACGCCATCGTTTGTTTGATATACTGTTGCCTCTTGTCCACCAATAGTAACTTTTTCACCTGGCTCTACCTGATCTCTATTAGCCATTGCTTGGCCAATATCAGTAAATGATTTACCAACTTGAGCGTCTGCATCTCCATCGCCGGGCTGTTTTGGTTCATCTGTACTTGTAACATTGCCATCTGCATCCGTTGCAAAGTTGTTACCTTGTATATTTGGATTATTGTCTTGGGCAGTTTTGTCAGAAAGTTTATTATCATCAACTACAGCATCTAACTCAGTTTTTGCTTTTGGTGGTATTTCTTTAACAACTTCCTCAGCTTCGTCCTTGTTTATGCCTAGTTTATCTTCTAACCAATCAAGTATACCTTCGTCGACTTTTTTATTTTCATCAAGTTCTACTTCGGTGTATAACTTTGAAATATCAATATATTTTTTTACATCATCGTTATTCATTATTAACTCCCAACCACAGCTTTTGTATTTTCAACATCGCTGATATCTTTAGATTCGCCTGTTGGTGCGCCTTCCATTGGATCAATTTCACGTTCTTTTCTAGCTGTTTCTAATTCTTTTAATAGGTCCATTACTCTTGCGCCGCCAACTTCGCCTTGTGCGCTTTCGCCGCCCATGTCTTCAGTTGTTAGTTTTGCTTCGTAAGGTGCATTATCTTTTTGTGTTTGCTGTTCTTCAATAGGGTCAAACTCGCCACGCACAATTAAATGGCTATGCGGAACACTACAATTTGCAACCAAGTATTGTTCTAACACATGTGCAGTTGTTGGATATTTAACTTCTGCTTCAAAGTGTGTTACTTCCATATTTTGCAACTGTGGGAAATCCATTGGTTTTTCTGTTATTGGTGCCCGTTTACCGGAACTTAGTTTTACAACTTCAAACTTGTTAAGATTGGTTTCCATTGTATCTACGAATCCTTCAGGTACTTCTCCTGCTACTCGTATAAAAAATTTATATGTCTTTTCAGACTCTGTTAAAAATTGTGCAAATGTTTTCATGGTTTTTTCCTATTATAAACTATTTATCCATACTTTTCAATTTTTCTAACAAACTATTGCGGTCTGTAACCACATATCCGTCACCGTTTACTACGTCACCATTGTTTGGAGTATCGTTATCTAGTTTTTCTTTCTTTAATTGTAGTTCGATCATTTTAAGTTTTTTGTCCATTTTTGCTACTTTAGCATCAAGACTTGTTTTGAGCATTGATCCTGCTACTTCAAAAACTCTACCACTATAACGACTTTCAACATTCATGCCTAAGTCCATTAAATCTTCGTAGCTTTGTAAAGCTCGACCCGCAATATCATTAAGTTCAGCATCTGCTTTTTCGCCTAGACCTTTAACGCTAGGTAGTGCTGATGCAATTTTATCAAACTCTGCAATATCTCTAAATGTATCCGTTTGCTCAACTACAGCAGCTTTTGCTTTAGTTTCGTTTTGAGCTTCAGAAATAATTTCTTTAGAATCTGGCAAGTTTAAAAGTTCTTCGAGTTTTTTCGTCATAGTATGTAACCTTTATATACACACTTATTTATCGCCTATCGTCGGCCGCTGTGAAAAATGTCGTCCTCGGTAACTATTCGGAATTGTATATTATTTTGCTTACAATAAGCATATGCAGCTTCCCATTTGGCTTGATTTACTATCCAAGCTGCTTGATTATGCTTACTACGCCCTAATTTTTCTCTGTGTGTTTGATTAGCCGGCTTAACTTCTATAAGTTCTACCTTTTGTTTGCCGCCTCTATCAGCATATGCAATAAAAAAGTCTGGTACATATATTGTTTGTTTTCCAGTAAGAGGATTTCGATATGGTATCTTAATAGCTTCACTGGCCCATTTATCAACGGCTGGATGATTATCACAGAAATTCATAAAGGCAAACTCCCAACTTGATCTATAAGTAGGTGTCTTAGTTCCTATATATTTTTCTGGAAATTTACAGTTAAATTTACCTTGTGCAAATCTAGCCATATCATACTACAACATTTCGTTTTTCTACTGTGTCGTTATCAGCAGCTAATTTGAAACCTAGTGTACTTGTACGCAATCTGTTATAATTTAACACTTCAGTTACTACACTGCTAAGTTGTATGTTGTCTAAACCTTTAAGGGTGTCAAGTAATTCAAATATTTTTACGCCGTCTATTTTTGCTTGATTTAATAATACAGTTGAGGTACTAATTGCTGAATTTTTTTCGAATCCTCTTTTTTCAAAAAATCCTATAACAGCATCAACTTCGTTTGAAGGAAATGCTAATGTTTCGTTAAAATAGTTATCAAAAAATTCTGTGACATTTTGGTCACTCGACTTAGGTGTTGTTGGGATACTACTCATTATGTTGCTCCTTGTTGATATGCAGCTCTTGCGTCAGCTACACTCTGCCCAGTACGTGATTGTATACTCTTTATGCCAGCAGCTTGATCTGCACTGGCTTTGGCCGCAGCATTATTTCTAATTGCTGTTGTAGCTAGTGTAACAGCACCAACTCCAGCCGCAGCTAATAATAGATCTTTTGAACCACCTTTACCTCCATTTTTTGGAAATAATGTATTTGCTACACCACTTACGTTTGTTCCAGTTGCTGCTCCTAATGCGCCTGTAAGTATATTAAACCCTTCTTGTCTAATACCGTCTTTGCTTAAATTACGTATATTACCAATTAAATTGGCTCCCATTAATACTCCTAATAATGGATTTTCGTATACATCGCCACTAGCAATAAAATCATACAAACTAAATGCACCATCTATGGCTCCTGCAAGGCCACCGCCGCCGCCACCTGCTAATGATAACGGACTAGGTGTACGATCATAATGATCTTGGCCAAAGCCAGCAGGTTCGCCATTTGCTCCTGCTTGAACAGCTCCTGCTTCGTAAAATACAGCTTCATAAGCTACTGTAATTTTATTTTCTAATGTTCCAGCGCCATCAGCATTAGATACATCATCATGTGCCCATTGTGTAATCAAAGGATTTACAAGAGTATAAGTTACATATTCACCTCTTGCCATTGTGCTAATTTTTATTTCTTTGAAGAACGGTACACCGGGATTATTAGTGTCCATACCATATTTAAATCTATAAGGTGCAGCTCCATCTGGAGATTTGCCTTCGTATGTGTTGTGTGGATTAATTTTATATGCTGTGCCGCCGTTTATTCGTTGATTGCCGTCGGCAAAATAGTATCTATAATATGCTTGTAAGAATGCTGTTGTTAATCCTTGATTATCATCATGCATTGTTATATTAACCGGATCATATTCTATACCAGTTTGTACATTTTTAATTCTATTATATTGTTTTTTTTGTTCAACTTTAGCAGAATAGCTTGGTAAAGTTGCACTTTTTACTAGCATTCCTATTTCGTTGGTAGCAGCACCATTAAGAAGTTTTGGAATTAAACTTTGAGCTTCAGGTGTAATAACAAATTGTACATGATAATTAAATTTGCTTCTAGGAGCAAGGCGCATGTTATTATCAACATAAAGCCTAGATCCGTGCTGCCAATCTCCTAGGTTTCCTTTAGGAGATAGTGCGCCTGTTGCTATTGAGTCTAGTAATCCATTAAATTTATTTGCCATACTAATATTTATCCAACTTATTAAAGTACGTATATAAAGAAAAAAGGGAGCGCAGTGGCTCCCTTTAAAAAGACTAAATGTATTTTATTTTTATTATGCGCCGCCGCCAGTTACTGCTGTGTTAACTGTACGTCCAATTGCTGTTCCAATACCTGTTCCTTGTGGTGATTGGATTGCATTATCGTAACGTATAGCTAGTGTAACACTTACTGGATCAGTCGAGTTTGAATATGCTAAACTATTGTAGTTTGCACTTTCACAGTAACAGCCGTATAGTTCAAATGTTTCTAATACATTTGGTACGTTTGCGCCATTACCACCGTCTAAGATTTCAATACGTGTAGTAAATTTGTAATCTTGTCCTGATGCTGCACTTGATTGCTCATAGAAATCAAATTGTTTCTGAAGCTGTTCGCCAACTAGTTTTTGTACATTGTTGTTTACATCTTCACGTAAGTTCAATGTAATTGGTTCCCAAGTATGTTTACCTGCTAGGTACACACGTGAGTTATATACGTCTAGTGTCATTTGTTCAAAACTTACGTTAGGTCTAGTTACGTCAATAACTTGTTTTGTAAGTTCTGTTGTTGGTGTACTAACGCCAAAGTTTTCCAAGCTCACTCTAAAGCGATATTGGAGTTTTGGCATTAAAAGTCCCTGGTTACTAGCGGAATCTCCGCTAGCCAGTGGAACTGTAATTTTTGATAGTGTTGAAATTGCCATTTAGTCTGCTCCTGTTATATATATTTATCAGTTTAAAGTCCTGA